AAAGTATTATCAATGCCTATGAAATTAAAACCGGGCAATCTCGAGCAAAGCTCTCTCGACTTATGGACGCTGAAACATGGCTTAATGCTAACAAAGCTATTGAGCTTGGTTTCGCAGATGACATTTTAACAGATGAGAAAAAGCGAGTGCAAAATGATGACTTTACTTATGCTTTCAGCCGCAGAGCTGTTACAAATTCGCTGTTTAACAAAATTTGTCCAAAGATTAATAAGCCTGTTAAACCGACAGGCATTTCTGCTGCTGATCTTGAAAAACGGCTAAACAACATCATTCATTAATTAGGAGGAAAAAATTATGAACAAGATTTTAGAACTGCGCGAAAAACGTGCAAAAGCATGGGATGCTGCTAAGGCATTCTTAGATACAAAACGTGGAACAGACGAACTTATCTCCGCTGAAGATGAAGCAACATACAACAAAATGGAGGCGGATGTCATTGCTCTTGGTAAGGAAATAGACCGTTTAGAAAAACAAGCCATACTTGATGCTGAGCTAAATGCTCCTACTGCCAATCCGTTAACTGGTAAACCTAAACTTCCCAATATGGAAGAAAAGACCGGCAGGGCATCTGATGAATACAAAAAGGCATTCTGGAATGCTATGCGTACTCGTGCCGGTGAAGGACTTGATGTCACCATAAGAAACGCTCTTCAAGTTGGTACTGACACCGAGGGTGGATACTTAGTACCCGATGAGTTTGAAAGAACTCTTATAGAGGCACTTGAGGAAGAAAATATCTTCCGTAAATTAGCCAATGTCATTACTACTTCCACCGGGGACAGAAAAATTCCCGTGGTAGCTTCTAAAGGCACCGCATCATGGGTAGATGAAGAGGGTGCAATCCCTGATAGTGATGACAGCTTCGGTCAAGTATCAATCGGTGCATATAAACTTGGCACATTGATAAAGGTTTCAGAAGAACTTCTCAATGACAGTGTGTTTAATCTTGAAACCTATATTTCTAAAGAATTTGCAAGACGTATAGGTAATAAAGAAGAAGAAGCCTTCTTCACCGGAGATGCTTCAGGAAAACCAACAGGTATACTTGCAGCAACTGGCGGTGCTCAACTTGGTGTAACTACCGCAGGAGCTACTGCCATTACATTTGATGAGATTTTAGATTTATTCTATTCATTAAAAGCACCATACAGAAATAAGTCGGTATTCGTCATGAATGATGCTACCGTTAAGGCAATACGCAAACTAAAAGATGGCCAAGGTCAATATTTATGGCAGCCATCTCTACAGGCGGGTACTCCTGATACAATACTAAACAGACCTATATACACATCAGCCTATGTTCCGGCTATTGCTTCTGCAGCTAAGACCATAGTATTTGGTGATTTAAGCTACTACTGGGTTGCAGACCGTCAAGGTCGTGTATTTAAAAGGTTAAATGAACTTTATGCCGTAACAGGTCAAGTTGGTTTCGTTGCAACTCAACGTGTTGATGGAAAGCTTATTCTTCCTGAAGCCGTTAAGGTACTTCAGCAAAAAGCGTAATGGAGGTGTCTTATGAGCTATAACACTAAAAATTATACAGAGCAAGGCGGAGATAAAACCGTCATAGGCGGTACTCTTGAAATTAAGAAAGGAGCCTCAGTAACGGGGCTTCCTGCAGCTAAAAACCAAGCTGCAAGCACTGCAACTACTGTAGCAGGTTTAAAAGATAACTTTAACGAACTTCTTCTAAAACTTAAAGACGTAGGATATATGGAAACAGATACATGGAATGTTTCTGTAGCAAAAATTTCGACACCCTCCGGTGAAGAACTTATTGCAAATCAAAGCAAGGTTACAGATATTTCAATTGAAGATGACGTTATTACTGTGTCTGTAGATGTTGATGAACTTGTAGCATTCCCCAGTTCCAATCTGGAACAAGGTACACATAAGTGGATTGGCATGAATATTACAACAGGGCTACCTGATATTACAGCAGTAAAATACAACGGTTATCAGCTTACATCTGATGATGTAACAGAGGCTGCTTCAGTTGGAGGATCTGCCGGCGATATTGTAATGTGGCTTAAGTGTGATGAAATTATTGATACACCAAAAATCTTCACTCTATGGGCTTCTGGGTATAGCGAAACCACTTGTATGGTTATTATAGAAAACTGATGAAAGGCGGTGGTTAATAATGACACTATTAGAAAAAGTCAAAGCAAATCTTATTCTCGAGCACAGTGAAGATGATGAACTCTTGCAGTTATATATTACCGCCGCTGTAAAGTACGCTGAGAGCTATCAGCATCTTTCAGAAAACTTTTATGCAGATAATCAAATGCCTCCAACTACTGAACAAGCGGTGATTATGTTGTCTTCCCACTTCTATGAATCAAGGGATGGGAGCACTGGAGGTTTTTACTCAGATAATGTTCAAGCCGCAGAGCAGGTATGGAATACGGTAAACCTGCTCTTACGGTTGGACAGAGATTGGAAGGTGTAGTATGAGCTTTGGTAAAATGAATACCTTTATTGACATATTACAGAAGGTAACTGTCAAAGATTCTGAGGGTTTTTCTACTGAAGCTGACGTTATTATTGTTTCAGTTCGAGCTTATAGAGAGAAACGTCATGGAACTGAGAAGTGGGCTAACAGAGCAACCTTCTCAGTTGCTACCGACCTTTTTAGATTTCGATGTATTCCCGGTGCTACAGTTACACCTGATATGATTATTGTAACAAAAGATGAACGTTTTGAGATAATTTCGGTTGAGAATATTAAAAATCGAAAAATGTATATTGAGGTACTCGCAAAGGAGGTGAAGCCAAGTGGCTAAGGCTGTTATGAAAATGCCTGAAGATTTTCTTCTAAAGATTTCAAAGCTTGGTGATAAGACAGATGAAATAATTCCTAAGGTCCTTGAAGCCGGTGGCAAAGTTGTAAAAGAGAAGGTTAAGTCTAATTTACAAAGTATTATTGGCACTAATATAAAAGGAAAAAGTCGTTCCACCGGGGAACTTGTTTCTGCCCTTGGTGTCTCCCCTGCTCTTATTGATAAGAATGGTAATTCTAATGTCAAAGTTGGTTTTTCCGAGCCTCGCTCTGATGGAAAAAGCAATTCAATGATTGCCGGTGTTTTGGAATACGGTAAAAGCGGGCAGCCACCTAAACCCTTTCTAAAACCCGCTAAATCAGCAAGTAGGAAGGCATGTATTAATGCCATGATAGAGGCCTTTGACAAGGAGGTAGAAAACTTATGAGTATGTTGGAAGAATTAATTACCCTTATTTCACCTTTAGTTCCAATAGAGACAGGAGTGTTTTCAGATACTCCCCCTAATAAATATATGGTTATTACTCCCCTTGTAGATACTTTTGAGCTGCATGGAGATAATGAACCGGGATATGAAATACAGGAAGCAAGGCTGTCCCTTTTTGTTAAAGGCAATTATACACAACTTAAAAAAACAATTGTCTGCTCTCTATTGAGTGCAGACTTTACCATAACAGACCGCCGGTACATCGGTCATGAAGATGATACCGGCTTTCACCATTATGCCATTGATGTGGCAAAATTATATAAATTGGAGGGATAAAAATGGCAACAATAGGACTTGATAGTTTATATTATTCAAAGATTACAGAAGACACTGACGAGATAGAAACATATGCAGAGCCGGTAAAACTTGCAAAAGCAATAAAAGCTGATTTATCAATCGAACTTGCGGAGGCAATTCTTTATGCAGATGATGGTGCTGCTGTTGTAGTTAAGGAATTTAAAAATGGCAAACTTTCACTTGGAATTGATGATATTGGTTCTACTGCTGCAGGTGATTTGACCGGGGCTAAGATTGATGATAATAAGGTGTTAATATCTACAAGTGAAGATGGAGGTGAGCCTGTTGCAATAGGATTCAGGGCAAAGAAAGCTAACGGAAAATACAGATATTTCTGGCTTTACAAGGTTAAATTCGGAATACCTGCAACTAATCTTCAGACTAAGGGAGACAGCATAACCTTTCAGACACCTACCATTGAAGGCACTGTTATGAGAAGAAATAAAGTAGATGATAATGATAATCATCCATGGAAAGCAGAAGTAAATGAGGACGATACAGGAGTTATAGCATCAACTATAACCAGCTGGTTTACTGAAGTTTATGAGCCTGAATTTACTGTTACACCATAGGAGGTATTGTAAAATGAATGATGAAAGAAGCAGCAAGATTACAATAGGTGAAGTTGACTATACCCTTATATTGACTACAAGAGCTACTAAGGAAATTGCTAAAAGGTATGGAGGTCTTGAAAATCTTGGTGAAAAACTTATGAAATCAGAGAACTTTGAAATGGCTCTTGACGAGATTGTATGGCTTATCACCTTACTTGCAAATCAGAGTTTGTTGATTCATAATCTGCAGAATAAGGATGATATAAAAGAACTCCTTAAGGAAGAGGATGTTGAGATACTTACCTCTCCACTTGAATTATCAACATACAAAGGAGCTATTATTGAGGCAATGTTTAAAGGAACTAAAAGATATATTGAGTCAGAGGAAACTGAATCAAAAAACGAGGTAGTCGAGTAAGCGATGAAGAGTTGTTTGCTCGACTCATTTATTATGGAGTTACACAGCTTTGTAGGAATGAGGAGGATGTGTGGCTTATGGCAATAGGAGATCTCTTGGATCAGTGGGAAATACACAAACAGTTTATGGGATTGGCTAAGCCTAAAGTTGAGTTGTTTATTGATGAAGTGATACCTATTGGTATCTAACACTTAATACACCAAAATTCATACAAAAATAACATATTTGTATGAATTTGTTTGACATTTGTTTACGAATGTGTTATTGTAATTTTAGAAAAATACGAGATTTTTGGGGTGAAAAGATGTCAATTAATTTTGAAACATTGATTCCTTATAATAAAATATTGGAATCACCGGAAGATGTGCTTGATTTAGTCGATGAAAATGGACAAGTGATATTACTTAAAAATAATGAACCTTCTTACCTTATTATTAGAGCAAAAGATGCAATACAATTAACTAAACTAAATGAATACAATCAATATAAAGAAACCAAATATAAGCTGCATGAGGCTATGAAGATTGTATTGAGCGAAACAGATGATAAAATAATGCATGCGTCAGACCTCGCGGATGAAATCTATTTAAGAGGATTGTATTTAAAAAAAGATGGTACTAAAGCCGAATACAATCAGATTAGAGCAAGATGTGGCCATTATCCTAGTCTATTTGAAGCCCTTCCAGGCAACATCATAAAACTTAAAGCTAAAATTTGAAATAATAATTCAGTCAAGGAGAAAGTACGATGAATCAAAATTTTATTTGTCCATTTCCCATTAGGTGGAATGAAATATTTAAAGATTTATGCAAAGCATATGAGACTTTAACAGGAATAAAACTGCCATCTAAAGTTTCTGATGTGCATAGTGCAGGTGGTCCACCAACTCCATTAATACTAGCTGGATGGGTGTTTTCAAACGATAATGACAAACAGGAGCGATGGCAGGAAACACTACAATGGGCAGAAAAATATAACCTTCTTCAATTAACGACAGTCGAAGAACATGACAAATGTTTTTCAGCAGGAAATACACGAAGCGGAGGCATACCTTTTGGCGAATAATATACACATATTAACAAAATAATATCAAGGAGAATGCTATTATGGAATTTGATGATAATTTTAAAAATCTTTCAGATTTAGATGATGAAACTTTGGACAGCAGTGGGCTATATTGCATAAGATTAAAAGAAAACTCAAAGCTTCCGGATAGATACCAAAATATTCTTGATAGTAGGAAAATTAAGTATATTTATATTGGCAAGGCAACTACAACCTTAAGAAGTCGTATGAAAGAAGAACTTGAACACATTGGACCGGGAACTTTTTTTAGAAGCATTGGTTGTGCATTAGGCTACAAACCAATGCATGGGCATTTGATAGGATTGGCTAACCAGAATAATTATAGATTTTCCCAAGATGATAAGATGAAAATAATAGATTGGTTGAATGATAATATTGAAGTCAGCATAGTAAAATATGAAGGTGATTTCAATATAGAAGCAAATTTGATAAAACAATACTGTCCATTATTAAATATTACACATAACCCTAAAAAACTACAAGAACTCAAGGAAGACAGACAAAATTGTAAAAGAATAGCAAGAGGAGAACATTAATTATTTAATTATCTATTGCATAATAACAAGTCAATGGCACTCTAACAAGGGTGTCTTTTTTATGCTCAAAATAAGGAGGTGAAAGCATGGCAGACAATTTCGGACTCAAGATTGGTGTTGAAGGCGAACGAGAGTTTAAGAAAGCTTTAAGCGATATAAACCAATCATTCAAGGTTTTAGGTTCTGAAATGAATTTAGTATCATCTCAGTTTGATAAACAGGATAAATCAATACAGGCTATAACAGCAAGGAACAATGCTCTTAACAAAGAAATTGATGCACAAAAGGATAAAATCAGCACCCTTGAAGCTGCCTTGAAGAATGCTTCCGACTCCTTTGGAGAAACAGACAGAAGAACACAGAACTGGGCTATTCAACTTAATAATGCAAAAGCAGAACTTAATAATATGGAAAAGGAACTTGACGAGTCTGCCAAGGAAGCTGACAAACTTGGAGATGAATTAGAAGGGTCAGGTAAATCTGCCGATAACGCAGGCGGTAAATTCGAAAAGTTAGGCGGTGTACTTAAAGGTATTGGTGCTGCTATGGGCTCTGTGGCTGTAGCTGCAGGAGCAGCAACAATAAAGCTTGGCAAGGAAATTGTTCAGCAGTTTGGTGAATTGGAACAGAACCTTGGAGGCTCTGAAGCAGTCTTTGGAGAGTATGCAACTTCAGTTCAAAAAACCGGTGAGGAAGCTTACAAAAACATGGGAGTATCCCAAAGTCAGTATCTTGCAACAGCCAATAAAATGGGCGCACTTTTTCAAGGTTCCGGAGTAGAGCAACAAAAGAGTTTGGAACTTACTGAAAAAGCTATGCAAAGGGCTGCAGATATGGCATCCGTTATGGGCATTGATATGCAAACGGCACTGGATTCCGTTGCGGGTGCTGCAAAAGGAAACTTCACCATGATGGACAATTTAGGTGTTGCTATGAACGCCACAAATATTGAAGCCTATGCCCTTGCAAAAGGATTAGATTTTACATGGGCATCAGCAACACAAGCGGAAAAGGCTGAAATTGCAATGCAGATGTTCTTCGAAAATACACAGCAGTATGCAGGCAACTTTGCAAAGGAATCAACTGAGACAATAACAGGCTCAATCGGACTTATGCAGGCAGCCCTTGGTTCCTTTACAGCAGGACTGGGTAATGCCGATGCAGATATGAAAAATTTGACTAATAATCTTGTGGATGCATTTCAAGCAGTTGTAAAAAACATAGTACCGGTATTAGAGAATATTGTAACCGCATTACCTGCTGCAATGGATGCAATTATATCAGCTATTGGTGATATTCTTCCGGTGCTTCTTAGTACAGTCACAGAACTATTCAATCAGGTATTTGAAACAATACTGAACTTACTTCCTGAGCTTATTCCGGCTACCGTTGATGCTGTTATGACAATTGTTGAAACACTCATTAATAACTTACCTCTATTAATTGATACGGCTGTACTTTTAATTACATCTCTTGTAGAAGGTATG